TACCCAGCGCCAATAGGTCCCCAGCGCCCTGACGCTCCCATGATGGGGCCTGGTTTTGATGGAAGACGAGGTTTCCTAGGTCAGCAAGGCAGAAGAGCGGGTTTCTCTCGTAATGTTCAAAATCTAAGTAGGCAAGCTTCGGCAGGATTCTCAGCACTCGGTGGTGCGGCTGGTGGCGGCGGGCTGTTAGCTCCGTTGGCGTCTGGGTTCGCTCTGCAGCAATCAGTATCTGGTGCTCTTGATCTGGACTCTCAGCGCCAAAAGCTGAAGCTCTTGAGTGATCAATACGGTGAGTACGATCAGATTCTGAAAATTATTGATAACAGTGCAGAAACCTTCAATAAGTCGCAACGAGAGGCGACTACTGAGTTCGCAAACGTCTTTGCACGTCTCAGGCCCTTAGGTGTTGAGTTGCATCAGATTAAGGGTGTTTACGAAGGATTCAACAGTGTCGCAATCAAGAGTGGAGCCACCTCAAATGCTTCCAGAATCGCGTTCATGCAGCTTGCTCAAGCAATTGGTTCTGGACGCTTAGCTGGGGACGAATTCCGCTCTGTCTCGGAGCAGATTCCTGGAGTCTTGATCCCCATCGCCCAGACAATGGGTGTCGCTGTGGGTGAACTAAAGGAACTTGGATCTGAGGGCAAAATCACCTCCGATGTGCTTATTCAATCTTTAAGTAAAGGTGTCAATATTTCTAAAGAAGAAATCAAGGCATTCCTTGAGCAGCAACCCGCCCAAAAGTTCAAGGCATTTAGTAATGCTGTTTCTGATTTGGGCGTTGTTGTTGGTGATACATTGTTGCCAATCCTTCTGCCTATTGTTGAAAAACTGACAGAAGTCCTGCAGTTTATTCAGGATCTACCTGGCCCGATCAGAAACGTAGTCGTTGTTGCAGGTGTTGCCGCAATTTCAATTACTGCACTTGCAGCGGCATTTAAAACATTAGGTCTCGGTATTGGCGTAAAATTTGTCGGTAATTTAGCAGCTTCTGCCTTAGGCATAAAAGGTGTTGGTTTAGCATCAGCGGCTGCACTGCCCCCATTATTGCTTCTTAAAAAGGCACTTCTAGGACTTGGACTTCTTGGAATTATTACCGTCGGTGTAAATGTAGTTGTAAACGGGCTTGATAAAATGGCCCAACTTGAAGCACGTTTTAAGGGTATTGAAGAATTTCAGAAGCCTGGAAGTTTTCTTAAGAGTATCGGAGGCTCTGCATTATCTAAACAGGAGCTTGATACGGTCATCAAAGATGTTGAAGCTCAATTAGCCAAGGACCTTGCTAGGGGTGGTGTCAGTGATCCCAGTGATATTATTACAGGAAACTTCAGGGACGAGATATTTAGTGGTTTCGACAACGCTGCGCGAGATGCAGTCTTGTCCGGTCTAGGCCGTTTAAATGATCTCAGAGAAGCAAAAAAGGTAGCTCGTTTTAATACCCCGGAAGACCGTCAAGTTGCGGACCAGAAGGCGTCGGCGGCTAGATTTCAAGCGGCGCTAGACAAAGCAAATAAAGGGAAAGGAGATAAAACAGCCGAGCAGCTAGCCAAGACACAAGCTAACAATCAGCTTCGTTTAATACAAAGAAATGCTCAGGTTGCGCTTCAGGTTGCGCGTGATGAGTATAAATTACGTTTAGAACTTGAAAAGTCCAATCATGCTCTTGAAGAATCAAACCTGATAGGTGTTGCAAGACAGCAACAAGCGATACTTAACGCCAGGATTGCAGCGGTTAGAGAATTAGAGCAGCGTCAGGACAGGTTAAAAGATGAGGTTACGGCTGCTGAGCAGAGGCTAGAAGCCGCCAGACAGCGCGTGCAGCAGGCAACTGACCCTGTGGATAGAGCAAGGGCGCAAGGAGCTGTTGATATTGCTCAGACAGACCTGTTAGGCAATCAGCAGAAGCTTGCTAATTTCCAAGCGGCCTCCCCCGTAATGTTCAACAATATTACAGCCGGAGTCTCTGCAAAATCTACTGAAGCTCTGAGGCAACAAACTAAAGAAACTCAGATTCAAATTGGAGAACTACGTAAACGTAATCAGTTACTCATGCAAGGCGTTTCACCTGAGGTGCTTCAAGCGGAGATGGCGAAGTTTGAAATTGATAGAGCCACCAATGATCAACTGGACCGACTAAATACAAACCGTGCTGCTAACGCGCAAACGATCCGTGATGTTAAGCAAGCTGCCATAGATGCTAAGGATGCAATTGATCAGCTAACCGAGGCTCAACAGCAAGGCGCAGGCGCGATTGGTGAGTATATAAGTCAGTCCATGCAGTTTGTGACTGATATAAAGGCAAGAATTGTAGACATCGCTCTAGTTATTGAGGATGGAATTGCTAGTGCCATTCAAGGAGTCATTGAAGGCACGATGACTGCTTCTCAAGCTTTCGGCCAATTCTTCCAAACAATAGCCAAGTCATTTTTACAAATGGCATCGCAGATGATCGCCAAACTGATTGTTATTAATTTGTTGAAAAGGGCTCTAGGTCCATTATTCAACTTCGGCTCTCCGGGCTTTGACTTGAACACTACGCAGATGGGTGCTGGCACCGATGGTGTACTTGGAGGGATGGGCACATTCGGGCCTAACTTCGGCTTCCCTGCTCCCACGCCCAACGCCAATGGCAATGTCCTGAGAGGCGGCTTCCAAGCTTTCGCGAATGGTGGGGTTGTGAAAAGCCCGACGTTGGGCCTTATTGGAGAAGGTCGAATGAATGAAGCGGTGGTTCCGCTGCCTGATGGCCGTGCAATACCTGTTGATATGGGTAAAGGTGCGGCTGGTAATATTCAAACTAATATCACCGTCAATGTCGACCAAGGCGGTAATACTGAAGGCGACGTTTCTGGCGATAATGCTAATAAGCTCGGTTTAGCTATTAACAACGCAGTTAAGCGCGTGATTATGGACGAGCGCAGGGCAGGAGGACTTCTACACAATGGCCGACGTTAATCTCAGTATTGATCTTCGTATGGAGATCAAGGAAAAGGTCACTCATCGCGTTCGCAAGTTTGGTTTTGGTGATGGGTATGAGCAGATTGCTGCTGATGGTATTCAAAGTCGTGTAACTGAATACGATGTCACTACACGTCCGTTGCTGGCCGCTGATGCTAATACTCTGCAAACAAACCTAGATAATGTAGCTCTGGGAGACTACTTTTTAGCAACTCTGACCCCCTTCAGCACCACCCCCCGGCGCTACAGGTTGAAAGATAATAACTACGAGCATCAAGTGTTTCCTGGAAGCATTGTTTCCTACGAAGTATTCACATTCACGCTTATTGAGGCATTCGCAAGCTAATGGCACGTCGCCCCGTCATAAGTACCTCGGCTTTAAGTCTCACTGCGCCAAATTATCTAGTGCTCCTGCAGTCCATTCAAGACTTACAAGGCGCTGAAAGTAATTTTTATGCGGATAGAAAGAATGAACTTAATAGCTACTTAGGTCAACCTTCGAGAAGTACAAATGAAGTAGAGAGTGCCTATGACAGCCTGTTAGGAACGCAGCCTTGGGAATACACAAATATCTTTAACAGCGCAGGAAATAGTTTGGATAACACAGAGACTTCCAATGAAGAAGACGATGATGGGAATGATGCGGATCTTATCTACGTTCAGCTACCGTCTGCGCTCAGTGCCCACGCAACCAACGCTAGCAACACTATTTTGTATAACCCAGGAATAGGCTTTAGAGAGGTGGATTTACTCTATACAAACATTAGTTTTTATACGAGTCGAGGCGAAACCTTTTCAGCCAGCGATGATGATGACAATACTTCGTTCGATTACCAAACTGGTTTTGAAGAAGTTCCTGTCGCATATCAAGACAACAATAATCTTTCAGGTCGTCTGGCTCACATGTATCGGCTGATTGGAAATCGATATGACAGTGCAGTAGCCCCTAAATACTCGAACTACATTAATCAAGTCAACGCCTACAACAATTACGTGGGAGGAGGTTCATCAACTAGTTATACCGGAGGTACGCCTGATAGACCTTATGACGGTTATTCGCGTCCTGCTTCTGTGTTCGGTTATAACCGGCCAGACAAATTAAATATCAAGATAGTAGAAGAGACAAGAGGTTATAGCTAATGGCATTAAAAGAAGATACTTTAATTTCTTTGTTCATTATTGATGGGCAGGCGTCAACTCCTACCGGGAGTTTTGGACGTATTAATATTGTTAGTCCAGAACAATCTGGAGGTCAGACAGTCAAGTATGTCAATGAGCAGGGGCAGGATGTTGTTTATAATCCAGTGCCTGTAAGGTTTGGTTCTGTAGAGATATCCGGCAGTAATAAACTTCCGTCCCCAAAAGTACAATTCGCTAATGTCGACGCGGGTCTGACTGCTTTAAGTAGAGACTACGACGATCTAATCGGATTTAAGCTTATCCGACTAAGAACCTACGCTAAATTCTTGCTGGAGATTGGAGGTGTAACCGGCCCGTCTCCCGATAGAACAGCCCACTTCACACCGGACACTTGGTATTTCGAGCGAAAGGTCGAAGAGAACAAAGTGAGTGTGAGTTATGAACTAGCATCTATCTTTGATGTTGAAGGTCTAAACATACCAGGACGACGACTTTACCAAAACTTTTGCCCATTTGCTTACAGAGGACCCGACTGTCAGTATGCAGGCCCGAATGTTCCGACCAGCGGTCAAGCAGACGGGTGTTTAAAGACTTTGAGCGCATGTCAACAACATTTTGGCGCACAGAATCTAGATCTTCGTTACGGGGGCTTCCCCACAGTGCAGAACTAATAATGAAAAAGCTTTATCAGCAGATAGCGAGGTATGCCGTCAAAGCCTGTCCTAACGAGGTTTGCGGTGTCGTTAAGAATAGTAAGGCGATCCGCTGTGAGAATAAAGCCAACGAAACCAATCAAGCTTTTCTCATCGACGCTGAAACGTATTTGAAGTATCTGCCAGATACTATTTTCCATTCTCATCCAACGGGAATGTCAGGTTTTAGCGAACACGACTTAGCTGTAGCTGCGAATATGGAGTTGACCTCATACGTATATGTCGTCGAAGCTGACCGTCTTGAAAAGTGGACAGCAGCGAAAGGTGTTGAAGTATTTGAGAAGGTACTAGGCCAATGATGAAGATCACGCTTGAGGGTGTAGCGGGCAAGCGGTTTGGTCGTGAACACCAACTAAGTGTTCGTAATCCAAACGAAGCTTTACGTGCTCTTTGCCAACTCATTCCTGGTTTTAGAGAATTTCTAACGTCGGCACATGAGTTCGGAATCTTTTTTCAAGTAATCACCAACAACAATAATGAAGTTAATTATGAGGGTCTTGGTCTAGGTTGTGAGTCCTTCTCGCTGGTTCCAGTTATTACGGGTGCGCTTAACTTCACCTTCAGGAACATTGGCTTAGTTCTTGTTGGTGCATTGTTAGTTGCCGTCTCGTTTGGTGCGTTTGGTATTACTTATGGAGCTGCAGGGACTATTTCGGCTGGATTAAAGTCGGCAGCATTTGCTCTTGGTACTGCATTGATATTTACGGGTATCGCAGGGTTGTTCGCGCCGGGTATACCTGAGGATGGAAAGCAAGAAGGGTCAGAATCTGATGATGCGGTTTTTCGCGGCGGCTCTGGTACAGCCTCACAGGGCACACCAATACCTTTGTTATATGGAGAATTTCTTTGTCAAAATATGCCGATTATCTCTTCGTATGTAGAAGGTACGGATGGGCATATATTGAATATTGTTTCTGAGGGTGAGATCGAAGGTTTAGCTACTGGCAGCTTTGGAAAAGACATCTATCTGAATGGGCTGCAATCTGCTTCAAGTTCAACAGGTGATATAACGCTAACCACTGGCAACCAAAATAGCAAAGTAATTACAGGTATTGACTCAGCGGGGTTTCATTTGGCGGTGGGCCAGACCCTACAATTTACTGACGACAATGCCCCAAACCCACAAATTATTCGATCGTTTAATCAACCAGATGCTGACAGGTTAGACATCCGTATTTTGCGTGGACCTAGTTATCAAATCCGAACTTCTAGTCCTAATGATGGTGGTGCTGCTTCTACAGACTACCGAGATTACGATGCTAAGGCTGACGGCTTTACGGCTACTAATTTTCTTACCTGGAATATTCGAGTCATTGATGCCAATGGCGGAATTATTAAAGATGAAACAGTTGAAGACAATGAAATTCTAAAAGCTAGAAAAGTTTATGAAGGTCTTAAAAATATTAATATTTCTGGTAGGCCGCAGCCTATTGCGATAACTCTCACTCGTCTAGACAAAGGAGCAGTACCTGATCCCAAAAATGAAAAGGGGGGAGCAAACAGGTACTCATACCAATGGGTCAAAGGTGACGTTCAACTTGTTGCTGCGGATGTTATGTGGGACGAGAAACTCGTATATCCCAGAAGCGCCTTATTGGGCATGAAATTCAATGTAGGTGAGTTTTCATCTATGCCGACAGTTCAAGGGCTATTTAAAGGTATAAAAGTCCCCACGCTTGATAGCAACCTGAGAATTAGTTATGCATTCAGCAAAAACCCGGCATACGTTCTGCTTGATCTGCTGACCAACCCACGTTATGGATGTGGTGGGCGTGTGTACACTCCGACTGGTCCCGGTAACCCTGCTCCAGTCTCACAACCTGGAATCAATATCGAAGACATCGATTTGGCCTCATTTCTTGTAGCGGCCAACTTCTGCGACGAAAAGAATATTGAGTTCAATGGATACATAAATCGCAAATCTGACGCTTTAGATCTTATTAGATCTGTAGCCTCTACGTTTCAAGGTAGTCTGATTTATGCAGGAGGTTATACCTCAGTAATTATTGATAGGAAGCTTGAGTTGGCTGACGAGGCCCAATTCAGACTTTATTCAGAAGCTAACACCATTCAAGAAACAGATGATGGCGGTGAAGTCATCGAGCCCTGTTTTACTTATGAGGGTACAGCTAAAAAATCCAGAACAACTGCGGTAGAGGTCAGTTATGTAGAACCTAGTGAGTTCTACATTGAACGCAAAGAAAGTATTGAAGACCGCATTGCTATTGATCGCTTTGGATACAACCAAAAGACGATCAGGGCACTTGGATGTACCAGTCGAAGACAGGCTCGTCGTTTAGGTCGATATATCTTAGGTAGCAATCAACTTAATACTGAGACAGTTACCTTCAAAGTATCTACCGAAGGCGCGATGCTTCTTCCTGGTGATATTTGTCTTATTGCAGATCCCTTAAAAACAAGGATGTCTGGGGGAGGTCGAGTTGTGTCTGCGTCACAGAACCAGCTTGTTACAGACAGAGTTTTAACCAATCTTCCGTCGTCAAATCTTTTTGTTTACACCTACGGCAGTACAGGCATCGCTCAAAAACATGAGGTGAGCAGTGTTTCGGGTTCAACAATAACAATCAACGGCACATTCAATCAAATTCCAACCACTATGCAAATGTGGATTTTGGCGACGAATAATGATAGAGATACTTTTCGTCGTTACAGAGTACAATCAGTAAAAGAGGAAGGTGATGGCACATACGTGATTATCGCTATTTTATATGTCGATCGTAAGTTTGACTATGTAGAAACCGAAGATGATATTAATTACGGAAAGACTAACAGGACATACTATAAAAATCGTAACCCAGCACTTAATCCAAAATCTGTTGGCTTCAGTATCCGTAATATCGAAACGTAATGGCTCGTACAGTAATCGCTGAATGGGAACCTCCAATCAACTTTCCGCATGCACCACTTGATGTGGTCATTTATGGAGGTTTGTTTTCTAAGGGTATTAACGACGGCACCGTTGACCACTATGAGGTTGATCGGTTCGACGTTGATGAAAAAGAGTTTATGACAATCGGGTCCCCGAGGACCCCCAGAATTGAGTTTCCGGCTGAGGATTTTGAGAACGCTACGATTAGAATACGGGCGGTTCTAGATAACGGAAGTAAAACACCGTTTATGTTTGCAACCTTTCTTGTATTCAGTATGGTTGCTGAATTTGAGAGCCCAAATAATACAATTCTCCTGTCCTTCATCTGATGGCACTTTACGGACGCGATGCCAACGGAAATGATGCTTACATCCGTGGTACTGGTACAGGCACCACAACTGATGGGTATCTGACTTTTCACGACACTTTTTCTGACGAGGTCAAGTTTGCAACTGTGGCCCAGGCATCCGCCACGGCAACTTCTGATCTGGTAACAGCCGTTGCCGCCAAAAAGCTGCGGGTACTCAGCATGACTCTTAGCGCTGATGCTGCTTGCAGTGTCAAGTTTGAGACCGGATCATCTGCAGCCACAATTGCACAAAGTATTTACTTGCCTGTCAACGGCACGGTCACACAATCATGTGACCTCGGTTTGTTTGAGACGGCGTCAGGTGACAAGTTGATGATCAATAAGACGGGTACAGCGAACGTCTCAGTAATTATCAGCTACAGAGAGATCTAGATATGACCAGGGTTCATGGCAAGTTATTTTCCGATGGTCGGAGTGGCGTGTTGGCTGTTAAGCCTTCACGGCCCTTCTTTGGTGTTTCTCGCGACGAACGCCACTATGAAGTCAACGACGGGTGTATCGACCTAGAGCTGTATCCAACTCCTTCAGGGATCCACTACCAGATTGGTTTCAAGGATGCTGGCGACGTGCGCCGGACTGACTATACGTTGAAATGGCGTATTCCCGATGTTGACACCTTTGACATCACTCCAGGGGCAAGTGCTCGCAAAAAGGCTGCAGAGCAAGGAAATGCGCCTAAGGCAAGTGTTTACGAACGTGTTCAACTAAAGAGAGTTGCCAATGAACTGTCTGATTCAATCAGTGAATCCGACAAACTTTCCTCACAATTGCTGCAGTCTGAATTAGAGATCGATCGTCTCAAAGGTGAGCTGGCGAAATTTAAAACTGTTACTAACGCTGTCTTGTCTGATCGAGACAAAACAATTGCACAACTCTCTGAGCAGAGTGCTCCTGTTGTAAAGACTGTTTACCGCGACACCCCAGTTCCGCCAGAGCCTCTTCAGCGGAGAATTCAATTTCTAGAACAAGAGAATCAAAGGCTTGTAAATCTAAACGCTGAATACTATAAGTCAGTTGTAGAACTGCATCAGTTACAGTTAGATAAAGCGCAGTCAACACCTATTCAATCGCCTGTTGAGTTAAGTAATTCACCACAACAGCGGTTACTTCGCAAGCTACTCGGTAAGTAACACATGGCTCTTGACAATATCGCCGTAACTGTTCGTGAGGGGGACAGCTTTGACGAGTTGTTCTTAAACATTGAAAAGCCTTGGGGAACCCCTCATGATCTCAGCACTTCTGTATTAGTTGCTGATATCCGACGCTTTTTCAATGACAATACTTCGCCAGCATCCGTTGTCGATAGTTTTGGCATTGTTGAGCTTGATGCATCTAAAGGGCAAATCGCTCTTAAATTGACAAGCAGGCAAACCGAGGCTCTAGGTCGTAATGTCCCCTTGGGCTATGCCGAGAGAGGTTTTGAGCAGGGCGGTATCGCCGTTGGTATCGACCCAACTGATGAAAGTCAAGGCAAGTTTCTTTGGGACTTGAGAGAGTATTTCTCTATTACTCAAGCAGCTATTTCCTCCATCACGTCCGGTACTTCTTTCACAACAACTGGAGGGGTTACCGCCAACAAGGTTCGCATCACTACTGCTGTACCTCATAAGTTGACCGTAGAAGACCAGATCATTATTTCTGGCAGTGGTCAAAGTGTCTATGATGGGGTAGATTTCAACGCTAATAAATTGTCAATTATTAGCAATACTGTATTTGAAATTGACCCAACAACTGCAGGTGCTCCTGCGTTTTCTGTTGGCTCCTCTCAAGGCACTGTAAGTGTTTACAAAGAGGACACCCTTGCGATCGGAACCCTTGAGGTTCTACCTCGTATCTCTAGAGATTCTGTTAGCTGATCTTAAATTATGGCCAATGTCGAAGAAGGCGTAAGCGTCATCAGTGTAGGTAGGACTACGCCTGTCCCGGCTGGTCAAAATACCTCTGCTAATTCCCTCCCAGTTGTTGTCGCATCGGACCAGACGCCGGTCCCTATTCTTGACAACCTGAGCGCCCCCTCGCAGGTGCGTGATGATCTGCTAGGTATCCCTCGCGTTCAGACGCCCCTAGCGATTTTTGACGATACGAATCTGATTGATATCTCCCCAAATATTTGGGCGAAGAACGAGCAGACCACAGCAGGTGTCAAGGTCACTCAGGTAAACCACCTTCTGGAGCAGTCTGCTGCAGAGTGTCGACTTAAGGTTGCTGCTGCCAATGGAAACGTCGCCAGCCTCATCACTAAGCAGGCGTTCCCTTATCAAACCGGCCGCATCACCAGCTCGTCCTTTGGTGTAGCACTATCCACGGACACTTCAGCCACGCTGGAGTTTGGGATGTTTGATGCCAGTGACGGCTACTTTGTTCGTGTCGTTGGCACCAACATCTTCTACGTCAGACGCACTTCATCTGGCGAAAGACCATCCGATCACCTTAACGGGTTTACTGGTCAGGGCACTGACCCCACAACATTCACGGTTGATGCAGCGGTTATGACCGCTCAACCAAACCGTACTGACGAGGGCACTATTTATAAGATCATCAGCAATTCCCCCAATGTGATGGAGGAGATCGTTCCCCGTAAGCATTGGAACGGCGACACGATGGTTGGTGAGGATGGTGCAGCGCTGATTGGAGCTGCAGATAGTAAGTCAGCCCATAAGCTGAGCCTTACAAATCTCTGCATGGCGAGAATTGAATACGGGTGGTATGGAGGCACAGGCTCTCGTCTTTTCTTCTATGTGCCAGAAGACGCCAACCTAGGTGGAGCCGTAGCGAAGAATGCCCGTTGGGTTTTGGCTACGCAGCTCAACTGCTCAGATCGCATCCCCTTCCCGTCACTAGGGAATCCAACACTGCCGATGCAGTTCCGTGCAGAAAAGACTGGCACTCTTTCTGCTGATGCTTACGTTCGCAAATACGGGGCTCAAGTCTCCATCGACGGTGGAGACGCCGAGAAGCTGGCAATCTTCAGTCAAGACGGTGCGAAGGTCACAGGCATCAATACCAGCACGTTCAAGCCACTGCTGGCTATCAGGATCAAGGAATTGATCACCAACAACCAGGGAGAGTCAAAGCGCAACCTACTGCGTGTATTTCCGCTGATGCTGTCGATGGTCAGCTCACACCGGGCTCAATTCCTGCTGGTCAAGAATCCAACAACGATGACCGACTCTGGCACAACAGCCGTAACTGCTTTTACCTCTTCAGGGACCCTGTCAGCAATTGAGTTCAACTCGCCTGATAGCGCCTCAAACGCTATTGACGCTTTTACGGGCGGTGAACAGCTCGCGAGTTTCTTTACTGGGGACGCAGATGCCGACACGCAGTCGTTGACGGACATCTTTCACTATGCCCGTCAGTATTTGACCCGTGAAGCTACTGCCTCAACAGGCACTGCCGGAGACGTATTGGTCATCGCCGCACGTTCGGTAGACAACGCCTCAAATACATGTAAAGCCTCTCTTACCTGGGGACAACGATGACAAAAACTGCCTATCAGCTTCCTGAAGACATCGGCCAAAACGAAGTCTCAAGAAACGGGAAGGTTGTTCAGGCAGAAGGGACTTTTCCCAGCGGTCAGAAAGCTTCAACCAAAAGTATTCCGATCGTTCTGCCTGAGGAAAATTATCATCTACCAATTATTGATAACTACAGGTCACCGACCGAGGTAGATCGGGACCTGCTGGGATTTCCACGACAGACTCGTCCCTATAGTTTTCTTGAGATTGACGATCAATTTGAGCTGTCTGCCAATGATTGGGTTTTTGACGTTACAGGCTTAAACGAAAGACCCTTAGACGACAGCACACAATCCGCTCGCTGGACTCAGCTTAGTAATGCTAGTGCTGTTTATTCACCTGCACCTAATGGTGAAGTCAGATATAACAGCAACTCAAATTCAGGGCAGCTCATTCTCAGCAACAACGACGGAGGCTTTCAACGCGCTCGTATCGCGTCTAAGCGTCGTTATCGATATCAGCCTGGAAGAATTGTGCGGGCCAGTCTCGCAACCCGTTTGTCTGTCGAAGGTAGTCCGGTAAGTCTGACACGTCTATGGGGTGTAGGCGATTCTACGGATGGGTTCTTTGTTGAGTGCAAGGGTGATGGTGAAGGAGATCGTCTTAATATCTTGTACCGTAACAGCGCGGGCAATGGTCTAACTTTTGAGACGCGAGTTCCCAGATCTCAGTGGAATGGTGACAAGCTAGATGGAACAGGTAAGAGTAAACAAACTCTTGATCTAAGTAAAACTTTCATGACCCTGATTGAGTGGGGGTGGTATGGAGCGAGTGATGTAAGAATCTTTTTCTTCGTTGTAGATAAAGATGACCAGTTACCTACATCGATCACTCAAATCCCCAGATCACGCTGGGTGTTGGCGCATGAGCTAGTTCTTGCCGATACTGCTGTCCGCGACGACCTGACTGAACCAGACGGGGCTGGTGGAACTAGGGCATTTGATGTGCCTTCACTTAGAACGCCTTCTCTCCCTGTTCTAATTGAGATCAATAACAGCGGGAATCTTGCTCGTTCGCATTTTATTGAACGCTACGGAGCATCTGTCCTGGTCGATGGCGGCGAAGATGAAAGTGCCAAAATCCGGGTTGTTGATGCTGGTTTTGATTCTAGTGTTCAGCCTTTGATCGGCGGCTCTCACTCAGGAGCCGGACAGTCTTTAGCCACTATTCGGTCTAAAGAGAAAATCACTAACGCAGACGGGAAAGAGGTAGACAACCTGTTTATGACTGCCCCCACGCTGATGAATATTGGCGCGTCTGATCTCGTTGAAATTGAGTTATGGCTAGATCCTGAAATGGTTGCGCCTGATGAACTCGGGCACATCAACGGCAGCTTGCCATTTAAGCCAGGGGACTATGTTTCACCTTTCAATATTGTCCCGCTATTAATTACAAGTTTTGACTCCACCGGGACTGAGTTTGCCCTTACAGGCGAACCGCCAACATCTGAGCGGTTGACTGTAAATACTCAGTACAACAGTGGTGATTTACTGTCTTTGGATGTCAGTTTTAATGATTTCCGTATTGTCAAGAGTGGGAAAAGGATTGCTAGTTTCATAGTCGACTCCAAAGGGTTGTCAGTTGACTTAGACGATATCTTTTCAAAGCAGAGAGAGGTGCTGAGCACAGAATATGATTCACCGACCGAGTTTCCTCCGGCAACCGCCTCCTTAACTGTTGAAGGCTTCGACAGCTCGACTGGTGTTATATCTGTAAATCGAGCATTTCCCCTACGTCTTTATGAAGGGCAGAGAGTGCAACTAGGACAGACTAATTACTACGTCTTGTCCATTGACTCAATCAATACTTTTAAATTTAAAGCAGCTAAAGTAAATACAACTGCCGTTACATCTGGTATTTCAGTCGGCGACACTCTTGTTGCTTTCTATGAACTTGATTTGACCAGTAATGTGGCTGCTAATTTGCGGCCAATTTATAGGTCAGAGCTAGTGATTTTGGCCAGACCATTCAATGCAAACTATTCAGCTCTAGATCCAGCAGTTGAGCACAACGCAGAATGGATGCGGCTTGTGAACACCACTAGCTCTGATGCCTATAGCATTCAGACAGCACCAACTGTAAATCTTTATCTGACTAACAGAGTAAGCTAATGGCCACAGGATCTAATCTAATTAATACTTCCTCTAATGGTCGACCTACCGACGCCGAGGATCGTCCATTTAGCTTCGCTATTGGTACTCAGCTTTTTCTAAACCCTTCAGACAGTCCAACAAGCGGTGTTGTCTCATTTAAAGCGGATGCAAATCTGCTCGCAGACACCTTGGCTAGTGGTAGCTCTAATTTATCAATTGGTTTTTCTACGGACAGTGAACTGAACACACTGGCGTCGTGGGGTGAGTCAAATATTAGTAGTGCCAGTCCTAATAGATTTCCTATTGGATTTGGACGTGTGACCACAGCTCCGCAAAGGATCGGAGTAAATGTTGAAGGAACTCAGGTAGCAACTATCGGCAAACCACAGACAGCGGGAGCCGTTGATACAGCCAGTAATGAGATTTCACTACCTTCCCATCCGTTTAACACTGGTGATCGTGTAGCTGTTACTTCTACGGGTGCAGTCCCTGGAGGTTTAGTATCTGGTACTGGATATTTTGTAATCAGTTCGTCTGCAAATTCAATCAAGCTGTCTGCCACACGGACAGGGGCGGTGGGCAACTCTGAGATTGATATTCAATCTGCTGGCTCCGGTACAATTACTGTAGCTTCAGATGAGATTTTTACTCTCACAAGAGCAGGTAGCAGCGGCACTGTCACTGTCAAAAAAGCGGACGTAACCGTCGCAACTTTCACAAACACAAATATCAATAGCCCTCTGCGTCTTTTTTATTGGAACAGGGAGCAATCAGTGTCATCTACTGATCCGGTTTTAAAGGAAATTAAGGTTACAGGAGCTATCTGACATGGTCGCCACACGGAACATCACCGATCTAAATGCTCTCGTCACGCCTCAGGCTGACGACATCATGCTGATTGTCGATCGGCTGAGCGCGACCAGCACTGAAGCCAAAAAAATTACATTTGGAGATCTACTTGAAGCCTTCCAAGACTCTGTCGGTAGTATGGCTACTGACAGTACTAGCGTTGATTTCACTTACGACGACGCTAATGGCACGCTTACCGCTGTAGTAGTCAACAATACGTCTACGCAGAAGTCGATCTTTCATGACGGGACCACTTCCAGTACACGTCAAGAGGGTCGGTTTGTTGATGGCCCAGGTGTCAATGTTGTAGTTGCTGACGACGCTGGGAACGACCGTGCAAATATCACCGTTAACAATACGGGTGTCGTCAACGCGGCCAACAATACTGTCGCGGGCACCAGCTACAACTTCCTCTCAAGTGTCACCGTCGAAGCGAATGGGACCAAGTCGCTTGAGATGCGACCGCTCAAGCTGGGGTCAAACAAGCTATCTGCCTCACTTACTGATTCAAACCAATCACTGACTCTCGACGTTGCTGCGAGCAACATCAACATCAACGATCTGAACACCAGCACTCCACTGGGTGTCAGCACGGGTGGTACTGGCGCATCGACTGCTGCTAACGCTCGGACCAACTTGTCGGCGGCCAAGAGCGGAGCCAACAGTGACATCAGCGCACTTAGTGGTCTGACTACCGCGCTATCTATTTCACAAGGCGGTACTGGAGCGACAACAGCCTCCGCAGCACTGGCCAACTTGGTTGGTCTGAACAGCGTTGTTCACGTCGGTTCATCTGGCCAGTCTCTTGTTCACAGCACGCAGACACTGGTGTCGGGTGCCTACCGGGCAGAGCTTAAGGGTCTGAAGCCAGCTACGGGAAACACCATCACGGTGACCACGGATGGCTCAGACGTTGCTATCGGTGCAAACGCCAACAACATCCTTGATGCGATCACTGGTGCGCGAAACATCAACGGCGCTCGGATTACTGGAGCAGCGGCCCCAATCAACGGATCCGACTTAGCAACTCGCGCCTTCGTCGAGAGTGTTGCCCAGGGCTTAGATGTCAAAGAAGCTGTCAAGGTTGCAACCACTGGCGGATTGGCGGGCACCTATGCAACGGGTGGTCAGACTCTGACAGCCAACAGCAACGGAGCCATTCAGGTTGATGGAGTCACTCTGAGCGCCGCTGATCGAGTTCTTCTCAAGGATCAGGCAGACGGCACACAGAACGGAATTTATACAGTCACCACTGTTGGTGACGGCAGCAACCCGTTTGTGCTGACCAGAGCCCTGGACTTCAACACCTCTGCCGAGGTAGGCGCAGGTGCGTTCATGTTCGTCGAACAGGGCACCGCCAACGCTGGCAAGTCCTTTATTCAATCTGTTTCCGGCCCCACGCTGGACACAGACGCGCTGACGTTCAGTGTCTTTGGCGACTCTTCAGTTGCTAACGACTCAATCAACAACGTCAAGCTGGCGAACATGGCGCAGGCCACCGTCAAAGGACGAGCCTCTTCCACGGGTACTGGTGATCCAGTTGATCTGACTCCAGATCAGTTAGTAGCAATCATCAATGCAGCTACGACAGCTCTTAATGCAGCTCGCCTACCCAGCACAGCAGACACAAACGCCAGAGTCAGCGTCAGTAATAACGGCACAAGTATTGGTACTCGACGAACGATCAACTTTGTACCGGGATCAAATGTCAACATTATTGTTGCTGACGATAGCAACAATGAGGAAGTGGATGTCACCATCGAATCCACTGCATCTGGCGGTGGTGGTGTAAGTCTTGGTCTTGCGCTTGCACTGGGTTGAACTCGGTAGAATTAGCCAAGAGGATTCTCATTTAGAACATAGGATTGTTCCATGCCTGAAGCATTCCAACGCACGTCATTGGCGGTCACATCGACTGAGTCTGATGCTTATACGTGCCCATCAGCTACAACCGCTGTCGTACTCAGTTGTCTAGTCGCCAATGTGGACGGCACTAACTCTGATGATGTCACAGCCAAGATCACAAATAACTCCAACACTGAGCAATCACGCATTGCTAGCACCATCACAGTTCCTGCAGACGCATCGTTGGAATTGATTCCTAACAAGCTAGTTCTAGAGGCGGGTGAAAAGCTGCGATTGACTGGTGCTGCTGCGAGTGGGCGTTTGTCAGCCACTGTCAGTATTCTCGAAATTAGCTAATAACAGGCGCTAAAACTTACATAGAGGCAACGCATAAATGAGTAAGCTGCATCGCGACAACGCAGGCTACGTCGGATGTAGCGCGGAGGAAACTCAGGATCCTTACTACAGCTACAACAAGCTGGCGTTGCCTCTAAGTGGGGACGTAAATTCTGTCCAAAGAGAGGAGGTGACATTTACAGTCACCGTTGTTAGTACTGGCAGTGGTAATAAATATGTGATTGACGGCGTTCAACAAGCCACAGTCAATCTGCTGCAGGGAAATGTTTATACCTTTGATCAGAGTCACAATTCAAATAGCGGCCATCCGCTCAGATTGAGCTATACGGCGAATGGCACACACGCTGGAGGGATTGAGTACACACTCGGCGTAACAAAGCACGGCACGCCTGGAACGAGTGGAGCCTATACCAGGATTGTTGTACCCTTTGGTCTGCACGATCTGAATTACTACTGCTTCTACCACTCTGGAATGGGTGGTGCAGCGAATGTAAGCAGTAACCCGAACATGACCACGTTTGGGCTACCGATCCTAAAAACAACAGGTGCGGCTGGTCAGACTGCAAATAGTAACCCGTCCTCTAGTGGTTTAGAGTTCGGATATGACAATGCAGATAATTCCTTTGACAGTAGCTCCACAACTCTTACTAAAGACACTACGGGCTATACGTTCAATACTTGGGGTGGATCTCAATTAGCATCTGCCCTTGGTGGTAATGGAACTAACAGTGTTCAAGTCATAAAAGCGACTGATGGCAAGGTTAAGGCGTGGTTTGTCTCAACTGACAATACAGATCGATATTTTTGGACTTCCGATAATGGAATCCACTGGAGAAGTAAAGGTTCTTATTACGACACAGATGGAAGCACACAAGTAATTGTATCGAGATACCTTGGTTGGGCAGCAGGCTCTAACTCAAGCACAATCACTGTAACGGCTGAAGATCCACAAGTCGCTGCTGATCCTTATGCGCCGAATTTAGTGCTAGCTGTGCCGATGAACGGCAGCAATGGCGCCAGATCATTTGCAGATTACAGCTCAGCAATTAAGGGCAGTGGCATTGCAAACGCAATCACTATTGAAGGCGACACTCAAATTGCGACTTCGCAGAGTCAATTCTACGGAAGTAGTGCTTACTTGGATGGGTCATCAGATGAGGGTTTGACAATAGCAAATAATCCTGATCTTGACTTGGGTACAGGTGACTTTACTGTTGAATTCTGGACTTATTTGACAACCATCGAATCCACCGCTTTTGTTGGGAAGTTTGTGAGTGGAAATTATGGTTGGATTATTCAGTTGGTAAATGCTACAACTTTTAGATTCTACTCGGGAAATAATGGCAGTTTAGGAAGCCCTTATGATTTCACAGGTGGAACTGTCTTAGCAAATAAATGGCATCATGTCGCTCTTACAAGACATGAAGGCGTAGTAACGATGTATCTCGATGGAAATTCCATCGGAGCAGCATCTAATAGGCATGATTTAACAGCATCAACAGCATTGGTAGTTGGTACAAATGCTGACAGCACAGATCAAACTGTGAATGGATTTATGTCAGACCTACGTATTTACAAAGGCGTAGCTAAATACAGAACACCGTTTCCAATTGGAGAATTTGGGCACAAGGCCGTTACCTATATCGGAAACAGCGGTGTCAAAAAGATTGGTCCCAAGTCCGTAAGCGTTGGAGTAACCGCAACTGGGACAGGCGCTGTGTCAGGAATCAGCAGCACCTATCCACTCTCAGGATTGTTTGACGGAAACAGTTCAACTTATTTGGCATCAAGTGCCAGCAATATTAGTTCCAGCCCTGCTATTTTGACAGTTTTATTTCCTGCTGGGAATCAACCTTCTTATAGCTCAAGCGTTGTTGTTGAGGTTTGGTCCGGTTCCATAGATACAGTTCAAGTCTCTATTAATGGAGGGTCTTATCAAAGCGTTGCTCAAAATAATTGGACGCAACACACTATTGCTACTGGCTCAGGCACGATTACTGAAATAAAAGTCTCTCGCCAGAAAAGTAATACAAACGCAGGTGCAGCAGAAATTAGACGGATAATTGTTGATGGGGTTGAGCTGCTGGATGGCGACGGGTCAAATATTCTTTTCAGCCCAGGTCTAGTTTGGATAAAAGAAATAGATAGTACTGGGGACCACCATTTATTTGACACGGTACGCGGCGCTACAAAGGCTTTACGTTCTAACGAACCAGATGGAGAAGTTACCGATACAAATGAGTTAACCGCTTTTAATTCTGATGGTTTCAGCTTAGGTAACGGGGGTGATGTCAATGCCAATACAACAAATACAGTTGCCTGGATGTGGGACGTTGGAACAGTTACTAATCCCGTTGGTGATATTTGGACGCCAGGAGCAACGAAATACATAGGTATTAAGTTTGCTACTGCTAGTGGCGGTACTGTTGTTTATGGTCAAACATCCGGTAGTGATACTGTTGAGGTATGGACCTCTTCTGATAACTCCAATTGGACACAGCAAGGTTCTTCACAGACTATTACTACTCAACGGAGCCTGACTACTAGCGACCAATACGTCTACATTAGAAACACTTCAAACGCTTTATTTAGCAATTGGTACGCTGCTGCTAGCAATGGAGCCGATGGCCATTATTCAAGTGTTACTTACCCAAGCGGTGCTAGCTGGACCGGTCCAGGTTACACGGATCATGACTTTAGAGATGGTGGCGGTGCAGTAATTGCTGCTGGCAGTCTGAATAGCTCTGTTTACAATCAAAGCCATGCAATAACTTCAAACATTACAGGCAACTTGCCTGCTACTGGTAACCCATTGGCCAACTGGTTTAATGGTCAAAGAGCAAATAAATTGGAACCTTCTGGTAGTGGCTCTTTAGATTTCTCCAGCGTATCCGCACTTCAAAACTTTAGTGGAACGCTTCAGTTCGCTGTATCGGCTTACAGCGGATCTACCAGTATGAAGTTTGTAATTAACGCATCTACTGACAACCTTACGTTTACTACGGAGGCACTACCTAGTTCTTCTGGGGGATTCCCAAGCCAGTTGTTGACTATTCCTGTTACCAGCCTGAGTACGCTTGATTTTACTTCTATAAGCGGTCAATCTACCCAGTTTTGGGGTATGTATTTGGACGGAAAATTGCTTGTGGATTCGACGGCTACTCCTACTAACATCCCATCAGTTGCGTCAAGTGTTAGGGCATCGACGGAAAATGGTTTTTCGATTGTAAGGTTTACTACGACTGCAAACGGTCAACAGATCTCACACGGGTTAAATAGCACCCCTAAATGGATTATTGGCAAGTACTTAGATGGTTCCAGTAACTGGCGCGTTTACCACTCTAGTGTTGGTGCTTCTAAGACATTATATTTAAACTCTACGTCTGGTGAAAGCTCGGACAATGACCGAATAACTGCTGTTGACTCGTCAACTTTTACTTTAGGTGGCGCAGGTCTTGGAACTCTTGGCGACTCAATTGCTTATTGTTGGTCTGAAACCGCATACAGCAAGTTCGGTTCGTACACATCAAGTTCAAACGCTGCCCAGACTATTACGACTGGATTTAAGCCCGCGTTTGTACTGATTAAAGGTACGGGCTCAGGCGGGTTTGAATGGGTTATATATGATTCAGTACGTGGTGGTGCAAATCATTTAACTGCCAACAACTCCAACGTTGAGAATAGTCCCAGCGGAATAGGTGACATTACATTTGAAGAAAATGGTTTTTCAATTCCGGCTTCTGGCGACAACGGAAATATCCGTGGTGGTGGCACTTACGTCTACATGGCATTCGCTGAATCCAGTGCAAACGATGATGCTTATAAAGCTGTAGGTAGTAGCGAAGTTGCTCTTAACGATCTATCTAGTAGCGCCCATGCCATCACCAACAACGGCGCTACGTTCCAGAGCACTGTCAGTAAGTTCTACGACGGTGCTACTGAGTTTAATGGGTCGTCTAGTAATCTCACAATTCCCGCCTCAAGTGATTTTGACTTTGGCACTGGCGACTTCACTATTGAGATGTGGGCCTATTTAAAAGCAGCGACTAGCAATATGACACTAATATCTTCTGGCAACTATTACACCGTAGGGTCTAATGGAAACTGGTTGTTAAGACGTACAAACGGTTCTCAAATTACATTTGCGTCTTGGGACGGTCAAGGCAGCTCTGAAAATGGCGGACTAAGCGCAGTCACCAATCTCTATGCTTGGAATCATTTTGCTCTAACTAGGCGAGCAAATACTGTGCAGGTTTTTGTAAATGGTTCGCCAGGTGGAACTATGACCGTCACAAAAAGCCTTTCAGACGGCGGCACAAACGGGCTGAGGATTGGTCATGGGAATACCAATGCCCACTGGAATGGATACATTCAAGATGTGCGCGTCTATAAAGGCATCGCTAAATACACATCTTCGTTCTCACCGCCTGAGCGAAGTGTCCAGGGTACAGCCAGAAGATACCCCTCTGGCATTTATGTGGTGAGCTAATCATGACTGCATTCGACAACATCAAAGTAAACAACTGGCCCGCCACGTCCAATGATTTTGAGGACTTTCTGGTGCTTGAGCTGCCGCTCAATGACGCTGCAGCACTGACTCAATCCCGCCGTGACATCCTTGTTGGCAACACGGTGCTGCACTTAAAGACCGTGTTCAGTAATGGCAACGCAACGTCTACGGCGTCGGGTAGTAGTCACACTCTTGTCTTTAGAGGAGCTAGTGACCCTCATAAACACTTAAAAGACAACACGCAATCTAACGGCAGTTTCTTTTCCTCAAACAATCATTACGATGCTAATGATGCAAATACACACTTTTGGGATTGGACATTTGATCCCCCAATTCCAAACGTGACACAAGTGGGTGTTAATGGTAGACATCTCAATCAGCATTACAATCCATATTATTATCAGTGCTACGACGAGAATGACAACGCCCTTGTTGCCTCTCCTGCAGATAAATCAAGTGTCACAACCGATACTGATATCTACAGTGGTAGCGCCATTAATTTAAAGAGAATAAAGATGTATGGCGGGGCTGGAGGTGATGACTTTTATAAAATTATCGTCAATAATGTTGCGCTAAATCAAACTAACGGTATTGGCTCAATTACCACTACTGCTTCACACACAGCCTCAACAACTTATTTGACGGGTCTCCCCAAAAAGCACTACGACGAGAACTGTGTCCTTACCGCATCAGGCAGTAACTACCTTATTGCCGAAAACATGGAGATTGTCGGATCTGATGACTACACCTACGAGTGCTATGCGTATGCTGATGGCACTCCTAATAACTGGACACTTCTTCATACCAACAGGACTAGCCGTGCAGGAATTTTGGTTCTGTTTACCAGCGCTACAAATGTTCAGCTTTATTTTGGTGCCGGTTCTAGCTGGGCCAGCAATACAAACATCACTATAAGCAACGCGGCATCTGGCTGGCATCATTACGCTGTTGTCCGACAGAATGGTGGCGATGTGAGTTTCTATATGGATGGTGTACTCCAAGGAACTGCCACGCCAGGAACGCATAATCATGGCGACTTAGTCATTGGTCGTCAGAACGGCGACAACAATTTGTACTGGAATGGCGTGGTTCAAGATGTGCGCGTTTACAAGACAGCTAAGTACACCTCCAACTTCACGCCACCAGGGGCGATCCTGGGATAATTTGCACCGTTAAAATTCACATAGGCAAAGAGTTAACATGTCAAACGGCGGTTATAAGGGTGCTACCCCT